GGGATGATCCCAACTCGAGACCTGTACTTCAACCCAACAAAGGCAGTGATGCAGGCATTCAAGAGCGAGAAGGAACTTGTTGGAATTACACAGAACTTCACAGGTAACGTTAAGATTGCTATCCCAGAAATTGCTCAGATCACTGACCGGTTCTGGCCAATGGTCAAGTACCGCAATAACCCATTCTTCTACACGCAGGAGCTCCTGGAATCCCCAACGCTTAACTCCCTTAATGGAGTTAGCTCAAAGGTTCTGACCTCCATCCTAGAGGATGGGCGCAAGGTTAGCATCACATCTGCTGAGCTCAACCAGCTTGCCGGCCTTGGGCCTGAGACGAAGCAGCTCGTTGATCACGTCAGCTACACTGCCATCTTCCGAGAGAAGGCATGGCAATCTGCTCTTGGCACTGACGCCACTAGGATTGACCGCCTAAGCGAGTGGCTATCTGGCGACAAGTGGGAGTGGCTGTCTGATCGAAAGCGCGAGCAGCGCAACATGTTGGTGTCAGAAATCACAGCCCGCAACTTTATTGATACAATCCAGAAGAGCGACCCACAGGCGTACTCAATGCTTGTCGACCACTACGGCACAACCAACAGCCGGTCGCTTATGATCATGTACCTGCATGACCGAAAGATGCAGTCCAAGGTTGTCGGCCTTGTAGACGCTGCAAACCGAACGCGACCTTTCGCATTTGGCTGGTCAGTAATTCCAGACAAGGACGGCGTCGGTCTGCAGGAAGCCGCCACCAAACTTGGTATGGACCAGGACATGATTACCATGTTTGGCGGTAACCGAACGTACGAGGGGGCACAGCTTGTAGCTGACCGAGTCGACGAGACAATCTCACACCTTATGTATCTTGGTTACGATGTGCGACGGTTCCGACCAGCACTTGAGAGACTGCGCACAGCCGCGCAGCGCGTAGGCCGACGCAACCTCAGGGCTGCTCCTGCGCGAGTAGATGAGCTAGGGAACGTTATCCCTGAGAGCGACGTTATTGTGAACGCACGCTGGGCACCGGACGCTCCGACCAATGTGCAGGAGCTCGCTATCGACGACTCTGGCAAGATCATTGAGGGGTACAACAAGACACTGATCGATCCTATCGATGACTTCAATGAGGCTCTCGACGAGATCCGTGGCGCATTTGCTGGTGTCGAACAAGATCGACTCAAGGCAATTGTAAAGCGCGACATCATTGCAGAGCTTCTGTCGCAGGTCCACGGAGTCAAGCCAAGCTTCGAGCACATGCGCATTGCAGAAGCAATGGCGCTTGGGCATACCTACGGTGAGCATCTGACCAAGCTTTCCCAGAGCCTAGACAGCGTCATCGACGATGCAGGCGGTATCGTCGTGGCAGAGTACTCATTCCGAGGTGGGCGCACCAGCTTGTCTCCACTAGTTCAGGACGAAGCCAAGATGAAGGAGCTAGTATCTGGAATTCTTAACGGCCCTAGCGGTCCGTCATTTGTTCGTGAGCTTCGCAATGCAAACTACCAGTTGATCACACGACACGGTGGCGAAGAGAAGATCTTCCGTGCATTCCAATACGTGCATGGAAAGGCGCTAGAAGAGGCCAACAAGATCCATTACTTCAGCCCAGACCGCAGCAAGTTTGAGCGAACACTTAACCACCCGGTACTGGGTATTTATCCATACTCATACATGTTCCACAAGATCCTACCAGAGGCAGTTAAGTTCTTGTTCTACAAGCCTTTCGGCCTCATCGCACCCGGCGCTGGTTACGCAGCGTACGCAGATGTGCGCAAGTATGTTGCTAATGAGCTCGAGAGTAACTGGGCGCTAAGGGACAAACTGAAGGCTTCGCCTGATGTTGTGAACCTTATTACCCAGCTGTTCCCGGGTCTGCCGAGTGATATTACGGCAGGAGTTTCGTCGTTCGCCAAGAGGCCAGTGAAGGGCATGATGGTTCAAAACCAGCCCGGAGCGAGCGGGTATACCGCGACAAACCTTGCAACGGACGTAATCGGTTCGGTCACCAACACTGGCGTCCTTGGGTTCGCCCAATCGTCCGTCCGTGCTATTGATCAGATCGGTGCATTGTTAGGGCCCACGAAGCCCAAGAGAATACAGTCCGGCTGGGGGCAATCGCAACTAGTCGAACTGCCAAAATAAAGGAGTACACGCATGGACGAAGTCGTGTTGAACGACCAGGCTGAGTCGCAGGTGGAGGCGCCTGCCACTGACCAGGATAACGACATCACCACTTGGAAGAAGCGTTTGGCTGGTAAGGACCAGGCCCTGACGGCTACCAAGAAGCAGCTTGATGATATCAAGTCTGAATACGAAAAGGTTCAAGCTTGGAAGCTTCAGATGGAAGAGGCCAGCCTGACTGAGTTCGAGAGGGCTCAGAACAAAATCGCTAAGCTTGAGCAGGAGCTCAAGGCTACTCGGGATGCAGAGTCGAAGGCTCGACTCGCAAAGGAGTTCCCAACCTATGTTCAGTGGACCGAGAAGGTTGCTGCCCTTACCGATGAGGATCGGGCACGCGAGTTCGAGGAGCTGATCAAGACTGGGGGCAAGCAAACTGAGCAGTTCGTAGATCCAAACAAGCCGGCGAAGGCAACCCCTTCCGCCGGGAAAAAGCGCTCGGCCGATGACATTGTCAAGGACATCGCTGCCCTTGGCAATCCTTGGAACGAGTAACAAAGGAGTAAATAGTAATGGCAACGCAGACGCGAGCCACGCTTGATGCTGGCTCATCCAATGCTTATTCTGCGCTCATTACGGAGCTCGTCGCATCGCAGGCTCAGGAGAACCTGCGCAACCGACTGGTGCACGCCATGCCTGGTAACTACACGGCAGGCCGCTTCCAGAAGGGCAGCAACGAGATTCGCTATGCGCGCTACCCAGACCTCACGCCGCTTGGCGTGGCGGACACCCTTACCGAGGCTGGCGCCCCGGCTGAGTATGATCTCACGATCACAACTGAGTCCTTCGTGCCAAAGCAGTACGGTAAGGTTCTCAAGATCTCGGATCTTGCGCAGCTCGACAGCCCGCATGACCTGATCGCAATCGCGTCGGAGCGCCTTGCTCGTGCCGCCACGGAGTCGATGGACAACATCATCCGCGACGTCATCAACCAGGGCACCAACGTTCGCTACGCTGCAGGCCGAGCTTCCCGCTCGCTTGTTCAGTCCGGCGACAAGCTCACCGGCTTGGAGATCAAGCAGACCGTAGCCAAGATGAAGGCCGCTAACATCCCAACCTTCGCGGATGGGTTCTATCGCGCAATCATCCACCCTTCGGTTGAGTTTGACGTCCTGACCGACACGAGCGCAAACGGCTTCCTCGAGGCCACGAAGTACACCAAGTCGCTCGAGCTCCTCAACGGAGAAATCGGCGCGTACGCTGGTGTCCGCTTCATGGTTTCGCCAAGCGCCAAGACGTACACCGGTGGTGTTGGTGGGGCTCTCACCATCCACTCGTCGTTCTTCTTCGGCCCTGACGCCTACATCGTGGGCGACAGCCAGACGCTCCAGAGCTACTTCGTAGCTCCGGGCGGCGACCACAGCGATCCAATCGCCCAGGTTGCAACGCTTGGCTTCAAGATGCGCTTCGGCGCAATCCTCCGTGGCGAGGGTGCGACCGGCGAGTTCGATGGTAGCGATACCTCGACTGGCCAGCCGCGATACCTCCGCGTGGAGTCGGTTGCTTCGACGCTCTAATCGTAACTAGGGAGTGGGGGTCGGGCTTCGGCCCGGCCCCCGCAACCACAAGGAGACTTTATGGCAATCATCCTATCAGCACTCAGGACCATTGTTAGGCGGGACCTGCGTGACACCGGGACCAATAAGACATGGAGCGACACGGAAGTCGACGACATGATTAAGTGGGGAGTCCAGGAAGTCTCGCGCATCCGGCCGCAGGAGACATATGAATCTGTCAGTTATACAGCACCTACGGTTGGCACTTTCTTCACTATCGACACGCTTACGCTTGACGCTGTATACCGCGTCGACGTTTACGTCAATAGCAAGTTCGTTCTTACTGTACCTTTTGCACAAGACGCCCAAGCTAATGGTGGATGGGACTTCCTTAATGGAAAGCTGCACATGCCACCCTATCTCGTTATGCCTAACAACTCTACACTGCGGGTGTTTGGATACAAGCACTACACCCAGCCCACGACTGACGCGTCCTCTATCGAGCTCGACGACGATGCTACTAACGCAGTGCGTGCCTGGGTCCAGAAGGAAGCCATGTTCATGCTGATCTCGGACCGAGTTCGGTTCCAGCAGTGGCAGGTGGCCGCTGGCGCATCAGACACAAACAGCATGCAGCTTGCTCAGCTTTACAGCGCAGCCGACCGCCGATGGTCGACTATCTCTAAGGCGGTACGCAAGGTAAGGAAGACACCATAATGGATCTAAGCGCAGCAGTAACTATCCAGCGCCCAGGCGCTGCACCACTAGACATCAACAGCATCCGCGACACAGACGCCGTGGGTGCTTCTCCGTTGTCTGGGTATACAATTGACCAGATTGACATGTCAAGCGTGAGCATCTCCGCATTCACGGAGGACACGCCACTTGTCGACGGCATCGATAGCTACGACCCATATTTGGGTGCGCGACAGATCAACAT